CTTTTCGATTCCAGGCGCGTTTCACTTGATCCGCGCTGAACTCGCTTTTAAATCTACTCCCAAGCTTTTGTTCTTGTTTGTAGTACCCCTTCATAACATTTGTTTTATTAGCACCTAGCGAGTTGTCGAGGGGTTCGCCAACTCCAATAAATGCCAATCTTTGTGGGACAGCAAACCGCTTCAGATACTTAGGGACCGAATCCCTTTTAGCTACTGACTTTTCCAGTTCAACGATTGAACCATCTCTGGTATCGGTGTACTGGTAAATCGGCATTAGCTATAGCTTTCTTCGTCGGCGTTCTTTGCCAGCTCACGCATTTTGTCCTCTTCAGAAGTACTATCCTCTTGATTACTTTTGGATTCACCTTCCATCATTGCATCACTAACCTTGATGTGGGCTACTCCATCTTTAACCATGTGGACAACACCATTGAGTTCGACGTGATCACCTTCAGAAGGAGGGACAGACTCTCCGCCATCATTAACTTCAAGCATTGATAGGGGCAACATGACCATGCCTTTAGGCATTTTCATTTCACCACCTTTGTCCATTCCTTCATTCATTTGATCTCCTTTCGAAGAAGCTGGGGAGATTTTACCCTCCCCAGCTTTCCGAGGACCCATAGCGATTACTAGGGTTCCCATTTAATTATCAGCTGTAGTTCGACTTTGCGAAGATCGCGCGGAAGAACGTAGTATCCAACTGTTTGGCAGCATAGAACGTCTTAAAGGACGCTACTACGCGTTGACCATAGGGGTCGGATTTATCGGCTGCGTCAAGGATCGTGACCTTCGGTGCGAATGGCGAACCAGAAGCAACGATTGAGCTGAGGCTAGGAACTCCAAAGGAGTTTCCACCAAGCATCAAGTTGCCATAGACGATATTGCCAGCAGTCGAAGCAGAGGCCACACCCGCAGCGGCGGTTGCGAACGTCTGAACGTTTGTGCTGGAAATAACCTTACAACCGAACAACGAACCGATTTCACCTTTAAAGATGGCATCAGGATTCGAGTAGCTCGAAACCTTCAACCAATCGTCATCCTGCTGGAGGTCACGAATGACCGCAGGGTGAGCGACAAGGACGTATGAATCCTTGATCTTAGGGGCGCGGCTGATGAACAAGGCAGTCACACCATCGAGCAAGTCGGTGGCAGTGATCGCGCTATTCGCTACGCTGGAAGTTGCGAAGGTTGTGCCGTTCGTGCTGTTCTGCGCGTAACGAGCATAGCTCTTCGTGGCTACGTTAGTTCCAGTAGAGGTAGAAGAATCTTGGATCAACGCGCGGTGACACAGAGTGTCCGCATGGAGGGCCGCATCTTCACCCAACTGTTTGGTGGCCTGGGCGAGGTGGTTAAACAATTCGGTTGCTAGGAGAACGTCCGTGAGAACGATCTGACTTCCGTACTGCTGAAGGGTCGCTTCGACAGTAGACAGGGTCAGCTGACGTTGATCCGAACCATCGCTAACAGTCGTTCCTTCAGAGAGGGAAACGATCTTGTCAATAGCAGGATTATCGAATTTAAAGAACCTGATTGTTTTGTTGCCGCCAGTTTTCGAAGGATACGCCACCTTCATTGCAAACTGCTCCATTTGGAGCAAGGGGAGCGCACGTTCCAAGAGCATCTTGGAGAAATACGCCTGGAACTGTGCAGAGACAGATCCTGTAGTTACATTAGCCATATTATTATATTCCTATTAACAACTAGTCTGTTTATGATCTATCAGCTTCTGCCGCCATCTTCATCAATTCGCGACCTTGCTCCTCAGAGGAGAGTTCGTGAAAAGCCTTGATGCGAGCAGGACCAGATGGTTGACCACTTGCAGGTGTCGTTGCCTTTCTTAGTTGAGTCAATTCTGACTCATACTTTGCAATCTTACTTTCCAAATCAGAGGCAGCATCCGCTTTAAGCTTCATCTTCGCCAACCCTACTGCATCATTGATTCCGTTAGGATAGTTCCTAAGAATCGCATGTTCCTGCAGTAGCGTGGAGACTGCCTTATAGAGATTGGTTGAAGAATCCTTTAACTCTGGATTCGTCTCGACTTCTCGCAGAAGGTTTTGATCCCAGGCGTTTTTCCATTCGGTTTGCGCCTTTTGCTCATTGTTCCTTCTACCTTCAGTCTCAATCTCGTTGGCTTTGCTTTCAGCGAGTTTCGCAAGATCATCGCGGCCTTCATCACGATAGCTCTTTGCGGCTTCGCGATAATCGTCCGAGCTAAACTTGCTAGTGCTTGCCTTTGCCTCTGTTGAAGCAGTTTCTTGACTAGACCTTGCAGTCTTGGCTGCTTCAATAGTTTCCCTTTCAACTTGTAGTCTTGCGCGTTCCGCTTTGACATCGTCCCACTCTTTGGCGAGCCTGGACTGTGCCTTTTCGTACTTGCCTTGCTTCTTTTCGGAAGCTGACTCTGACTTGGATTCAGATTGCGTTGTTAAAGAGCTTGTTGATGTAGTCTCAGTCTTAGGGACCGAATCTACCACCGCATCGTTCGATGCGGATTTTGTTTCGGCATTATCTGGAGTCGCAGGTGTCTCCGAGTTATCACTGCTTACAACCTCCTGCTTAACTTCCTCAGTAAGCCCAGCATCATCTTCTGGAATTTCAGTTAGTCCAGCGTCAGCTGCTGCAGCCATCTTCAGCATGTCAAGTTCAGTCGGTTCTTTAGATTCAGCCATGTTGACCCTTTCTTACACCACAATCCAGGGAGTCATTCTGAATAGTAGGTTAATTGACAGCAGATTCATCGGCCCCATCCCTGCTGCCGAGGATGGGCGAGTTTTGTTTGGGGCTGCATAGCGACTCTATAGCCGCAACACAACCTCGAAATCCTTTAGCATATCCACAGGCCTCTGCAAGTGAGTTCGCATCTTTCTCTACTGCGGAGGCATTTTGACGCAAAGTAAGGTTCAATAGGATAAGACTAAGCTTGCTTCCAGCGGTACTTCCAAGGAATCCAGTTAACGCCCTTTCGTCCTCTTCTTCCCACCGAGGCTCGTTTACCCACTCCTGGTTGCGGATAAAGGCTAGGATGGCGCGTAGTTTTCTCATACAATATACCCCCAGCTGTCACCCTGGAACAGCGCTAGGTAGTCAGCTTTAAAGGTTTCTACAACTGCCTTTTGAACTGTTGGGAAGCTAAAGTCGTGTCCTGTCATGCATCCACCCTTTCTAAGCTTTGGCATCCAAAACTCAATATCGTCAAGCGCTGCTCTGTACCTATGGTCACCATCTATATACACTAGGTCAAGCGATCCATCCGCAACAAACTCTAGTGCGTCAAGACTCTTACCGCGAGAGAAGTTAACGTTGCCAAGACCTTTGGTGCGATTCGTAAAAGCATTGAAAACATCCTCCATTGGGCATTGGTGGCTTGCCACATCATTTGGGTCATAACCATTCTCCCAGGGATCTACTGCAAGCACTTCCTTAAAATGGCTGGCCAGTACAACAGTTCCTTCGCCACTATATGATCCAATCTCAACGCACTTACCAACCGCTCCGTTCTGATTCGCCCATTTGCAAAGCCTGGCTAATCCTTCAGCCTGAAACGCATCTCGCATTACTGGGACTTCCATCCCATGAATACAAGCGATTATACCGACAAAGTCAAAGCTTAAATTAGCTTCTGATTGCTAGGCGAAATAGAGTTTTGGCGAGGCTGGTTAAATGAGCGAAACATGCGCTTCATTCCGCTTCCAACCTGCGAGAAGCTTTTCTGTGGGGCAGCAGGAGCTGCAAAATTCTGTACCGCTTGGTTCATATCTTGATTCCGCTGCATGCCCTGCTGGAGTATTTTATTGTAATCCTTCATTTGACCCATAGCTGAGTTTAGACGAATAGGCTGACCATCCATTGGAATTCCTGCCATATTTCCGCCCTGCCGTGTTGCCATTAGGTCATCAAGAATCTTTCCTTGATCTGCTGGAATTCCAGCTTGATCTGCTGTTAATCCACCCATACCACCACTAGGAGGAATTGGTTGATTTGCTTGTTGCGCCATCAGGTCATCAAGAGTCTTTCTTTGCTCTGGAGAAATACCAGCTTGATCTGCAGTCAGTCCGCCAAGACCACCGCCAGGAGGGATAGGTTGGTCTGTCGGCGCTCCCATCAATCTTCCTTCAGTAAATTGTCCTCGCCCTGCTTCCATTCTTGCGCGTTCTTGTGCCATTGAATTCGCATAATTCCTCTGTGCCATAGCTGCATCAAAATTAGGATTACGCGCGTTGTCTAGCGGATTAACATTCTTTTTTCTTACCAAGTCTGCTTTTCGTTCTTTGATAGTTGCCATATTAAATTACCTGTGGTTGGGGTTGCATCTGTTGTTGCGCTACTTGCTCTTGTTGTTTCATTTGAGCTTGAGCTGTATCGCGAAGTTGTTTCTGAATTGCCCTAGAAGTATTCGGATCAATCTTTTCTAGCGCAGCTAAGTGCTGTTGCAAGTGATCCATAAGAACCTGCACCGCACTCTGGTCTACTGCCTGCTGGCGTTGCTGTGCCGCCTGATTGAACGCAAAGAGAACCGATATATGCGCTTTGTGATCATCGCTAGGCTTAATCGCGACAGGGAATCCTGTGGTGAGCATAGTCGCAATCTCAGTCGCTTGGTCTTCAGCCTGATCGCCTGATCCTGCTTGCGGATCGGTAAATAGTTT